GAGTGAGTTATTTGCTTATATGGCAGCGGTCCTGTCTTTTAAGGCTGACGCACTTGCTCAAGAAAATTATCTTGCTACTGCAAAAACTCAAGAAGGGGTAACAAAATTATTACAGTTAATTGGTGTTAATTTGCGTGGGCCTGTTTCTGCTAAGGCAAACGGAAAAGTAGAAATAGGAGATCCTCTTGAAGCTTTAATAGCAGATGAGCAATTAACACTAACCCAAGAAGAACGAGTTATTCACACCACTAGTACTAGGGATAATCTTCCATTAACATACACATTATATGAAGTAAAACCAAATGGTGATATTGATATGGAATCCCCAAGTCTTGCATTGGAATATCAATATAGTGCTGATGAAGCTGGACTTGTGTGGGAAAATCTAGTTTTACTCGAAGGAGAACTTAATACGCAAGATGGTGTCTTCCCACCAGGAACCGCCAGACCAGACATAGCAGTAACAGTCCCCTCTGTAATTGAAGGAAGTACTTCAGTTTCTTGTGTTGATGGTTGGTATACAGAAATTGATAATATTTGGTTTGCGTCTGCGGGGTCTAAAGTATTCCAATTAACTTATGCTGATGATTTTTCTTGTGAACTTAAGTTTGGGGATGGAACTGTTGGAAAATCTCCTGTACCTGGGACTGAATATTCTGTATTTTTTAGAACAGGCGGTGGTCCAAGAGGAAATGTTCCGCAAAAATACTTGGAAAGGGGGGCGAATCCTATTCTAGATGGTGGGCCTGATTCCGTATCAGTGCAAATTACAAACCCTCTAGCAGGAACAGGGGGGGTTGGGGGACAGTCTATTGAAGAAGCCCGTAGGTTGGGACCCTTATGGTTTGCTGCACAATACAGAGCCGTAACTGGGCAAGACTACACAGCATTCTCTAATATATTCCGAAGTAGTATTGGTAAAACAGGAAAGGCTTTAGCAGTTCTAAGAGATAATGGGTCTGCTGGTAATATGATTGATATTTATGTTCTTCAAAAAGCCACTGAAAATCATTTAGAGCGTGCATCTTTTGAATTTAAAAAAGAGATGTTAGAATATCTCAATAAGTATAGAATGCTTACTGATGAATTAACTATCGTTGATGGGATTGTGCGTACTTTAGATATTGTCGCAACTCTATATATTGATAGACAACAAAGACTTTCTTCTGAATCTATTAAGCAACGCGCATCCGCTAATATTCAAGAGTTCTTTGATACTAATGTTTTTGATTTTGGACAAGCCGCCCTGTTTAGTGAGGTTACAAACCATGTTCTTAAAGATCCAGGAGTAAGATTCTTTTCTATAGATAATTATGATTCAGATATTTATGTTGATTTCAATGAAATTATACAACTTAATAATATGGAACTTAATGTACAATACGTCTAATGGCTTTTCCTCATACAACCAAATACAACTATATTGAAGTTGTTAACCATATGGTCCCCGAGTTTTATCGGGAGACTGATTTTAGGTTACACGGTTCTGAAGAAGATATCAGTCTTACGTTTTTGGGCAAGATTTTAAAAGCAGCTATTCAAAACGATCTGTTTTTTGATGTTAGCAATGCTACGATGGATGCCTCTCTTTCAGTATCGGAGGTAGCTACCTACTTTGTCCCAGAAGGCTTGACTGATATAGGCACTAACACGTTTGAAAAAAGATTTTTAATTCCTTATGGGTTAAATTTTGACTCCTTCAATAATTCACAGGAAATCTACGCCTGGTTCTCAGGGGTCTTCCTTCCAGATATAGAATGTAATAATCCCAGCGGTTTATTGGGTGTTTTATCTGGGTATGCTTTTGATACTTATACTACTTTATCTTCGGTTCACCAATACTGTAAAGATAATTTAGGGTTGTTCTATTTTATGAATAACCCGGCTTTGTCTGGGTATGAAACTTCAAAAGATTCTTCATCTATCATGGTGGATTATTTTCTTTCCCCCCTATTGCGAGGAGATCATGCCACAGAAAAAGATGCACTGAATTCTCTCTTTAGTTTTTTCTGGCAGAACAGAGAACACAGTACTTACTATTCGTCTTTTGTCCCTATTAATTATGCTAGTGGCATTGCGGAAATATCCTCTATTACTTATTTGTCTGGAACTCAATTACTGAGTTCCGTATTGTTACAAATAGAATCGTGGACAGATCCTAAGCTAAAAAATCATGAGTTTCTAAAAGATTCCTTAGCTATTCTTATAGGAGACGGTACCCCGGGGGGTATGGGTCCTTATCCGACCAAGATGAGAGATGCGGGACCATTCCAAAGATTTTTAAAAGCTATTAGCTTAGGTATCGCTGACATAAATCTAATCATAGAAGAGATAGGAGACTTGCTCAGTATAGATGAGTGTCCTGAAAAGTTTTTAGAGTTGTTAGCGAATAATATTGGGTGGAGATTTCTCACTGGAGAATATGATAAATGGAGAGCGCAACTGCATAACGCAGTTATGTTGTATAAAACAAAGGGGAGTGTTGTTGGATTAAATGCTGCGTGCAAACTTATTTTCCCTGATAATACTTTTGCTGCCTCTGATGTTAATGAGGCATGGGAATGTTATATTCCTAAGCTAATATATTATCTAATAAAAACTGAATCGTTCATTAGAAAAGACGGCTTAGAGTTTAAGGACTCCAATGAACAATTTCAAGGTGGCGCTCCGCTGAGGGTAAGATTTAATCAGGTGGGTCCTTCTTATGAAGGTGCTAAAGATAGAAACTATCGCTTTTTAACGGACGCAGTTCTTGAAGATATGCATAATAAGTTTTGTACTATTGTCATACAAGGACAAAACTTTAGAAATCTTCCCATGTGGACGTGCCTGCCTGACCGACCAGTAAAAGGTTTTTGGCATAGAAATTATCCATCAGATCCTGGACCGCGTGCGGAGGGAATTTATGTAGCAGTTCCTCCGTGGGAAAAATATGGGTTTTATAGGGAATGTGAAATTGCTGGTGAGGAAATTGATTATCTGTGCAAAACACTCTCGGGAACTCGCTCCGACTTTGGGTTTGAAATTGATGAAGTTTATGTTCAGGCATTTAAGGATTTGTGTGAAACAGCTATTGATACGCTGTATGCTCTAAGTGGCTCTCCGTCCTTAGCTAATAACAATAAATTTAGATTGTTTACTAGTGGGCATGAGTTGCCTCCCAATTACCAAACATTTGTAGAGTACGGGCATACCAGCTCCGTAGGAGACTTCGATGAGTGGAATACTAAAAGCTCTCATATATTTGCAACCTTCCAAGCCTCTTCTCTAGACTATACAATTGAAAGATATGATTCCTTTAGGAATAAAGTTGCGTTAGAAGTTTTTGTAGATATTCTTAAAGCCTTTGTGCCGTTCCATGTGGTTCTTCGCCTTGTGCTGTATGAAGATTTGGAAGATACTCATTGCGCAAGAGGAAATCTTTGTGTTATAGCGGACAAGTGTTTAGAAGATTTTAATATAGGATATCTTAATTCTTATAGAACAGATTTTTGGGCAGGCGCGAGTGGTACTGGAGACTTAAGTACAACTTATATTAACGGAGACGGAAGAGTTCTTCCAACTTATCTTGAAGGAACTGCCGACCCTTCAAGCATGTTCTGGCACGTAAGTGCTACTGACCTTGATAGGAACGCCTCCAGGCGTAGGAATTATAGGTACGCCTTAGAGTGCTATCCGTATACTAGACTTGGTAAAGGGCAGCCCATAGCCTTAAACCACTATGCTATAGCAACTTCCGCAGCAGATGTAAATGCTGATCCCTATATAAACACTTGGGAATATATCCTTAAAGGGTTTGATTACGAACTCCAAAGTTATCTTGACCCGTCTTCATCGGTGTGGGATTCTTCGGCATTCTTTAATCCAGGGATAACGTGTGTTGGGGGAGGGAGCGTCGGAAGCTTTGATTTATCGAACACTTACCCAGTACGAGCGGTTCCTGATACAGAGTTTGAATGTAGCTCGGTTATTATTTATAGGAATAATATGCCTGATATTTTAGAGGTAATGACTTCTAGGTCTATTATGGAATCTTTAGATTACGTAGATTTAGAGTTTAGTGATTTGAGGTATAGAAGTTTTGTGTTTGGAACTTCTGTTCATAAAAACTACACAATTTATAAAAATGAATTTAGTAGTGTTTTACACAATCGTATTTATCCTACCATTCCTTTTTATGGAGGGCATAATTTTATATCATACGCGTACGGGCCAACTATTTGGAACAGTGATTTCCGATACAGAGGTCTTATAACTTCTAACACTGAGTCGGATCTTTCCCCCACATTACCGGGAGAGAACTCTTTGCCGTGGTCATTTGGTTATGAGCAACAATGGACTAACGTGGTAGGAGGAACTGGTTCAGAAGGGAAAGCTTATAAAAACTACAGGGGTGCCCATATAAAGATTACGCGTCCGTATTTCAAAGATGCGCCTAATGCGTCATCTATAGACTCTGAGGAAGGAGTTGTAAGAACGAGGGATATATACGGAAACAGGCTTATATTAACTAGAGAGATTCTTTCTGGGCTAGAAATACACCAAGGTAATGTCAATTCACAAAGCTTCCTGGTAGTGAGCGACAAACAAACTAGCGGCACAAATAACTCTGTCCTCGCATACTCTACCACCCTTTTTAATACAGACGGACACCCCCTAAAACTAGTAGTCCCGTTCGACCCCGGGAAAATAGGCTCTCTTACTTATAATAGATTGAGACCACAGTCTCAATTTTCTTTGAATATTTTAGCCAAAACAAAAGCACAATATGAAGATCAAGAGTTAGGAATAGAATTAGTTACCTCTGGAGTCTTAGCGGATAGTGGTGTAGAAACTGAATGGGCATATAATTGGGTAGAGAAAAAATGGCTCCCGGCCCCACCACCAGGAACCCAAGAATACTCCAGAGATTACAGAAATAATGTATGCATTTCTCATAGGTTACTTTGCGCAGAAAATCACACGGTAGATTTCCACACAGAAGATATTAGAACAGTTAAGAGTATTCCGTGTAAGCCTGCTTTTAAAACAGGAGATGTACATACTTCGAGCACAGGATACCTTCTTAAAGTGTACAACAACACCACCAACACAATGGTAAGTTCTGTAGCTTTAGATGGGATTGAAATTCATGAAATTTCTATTGTAGATAAAGTGTTAAATTATAATGTAAATAACTTTAACAGTATGGAGACTTATATTATCTATAAATTCTGGGATAACTTATCTGTAGGAGCGTATTCTAGAGACGCTACATATTCATCTGATTATTTTGACACGTCAGGCGGAAGTAGGGCGGAGTACTTGGAATTATTAGGCGGAGAAGACTTTACCTCTTCTGCTACCTTGGATGATGGTAAAGGGACGACAGCTGATTATATTCTGTTTGGTGTGGAGGATATGTAACATGCAAGGTCAACTCTCTATTTATCAAGGGTATGTAAATGATGGACAAGTGTCTATTGATAAGGAACCTCTGTTAGTAGAGAATAATCTCATTGTAGACGCAGGAAAAGAGCATATCGTGGATATGTTAACTCGTATTCCTTACCCGAGTGCTGTTGGAACCGACACATCTGCAAGTTATAACGTCTCTAATTTCACGATGAGGGGCTTGTCATTGTCTCCTAACAAGTCTGCATTTTCTAAAATTCACCAATTAGCTGCTCTTTCTGGATATGTAATTGATTCGAACAATTCTGTTTATAGCGCTATAGATGTAGGAAACGGAAAAGCGTGGTCTCTTTTAGATTCATTGCCTAATAAAGGGTTTTCTTCAGTAAACA